GTCAATACTTTCTACACTAAATCCTTTACCCTCTCTTAGTAAAGCCTTATATACTTTATCATTAAGAGCTACATCCCTCTCACAATAAGTTAACATTTCAGGCGAGTAAACACTAAAGTCCGGCTTGTCTAGTTTGTTTGTTCCAAGTCGTTGTCCCCAACTTTCTAAACTGTGTCCATTGTCTCGGACAGGATTAAACAATCTAGACAATACCAGAGTATCAATAACCTTACCTTTGTATTTAAAGTCATAAAGTTTTTCTAAAACAGGTAAATCATAGCCAAGAATATTGTGTCCAATCAGAGTATCTGTTTTATTAAGGAGGCTGATACCCTGTTTAATATTATTAATATCGAACTTGTGAGTATGTCCGAACCTCACATCCTTGGCTACGATACACCAAACTTTATCTGGGTTTAATCCATTGGCTTCTATGTCAAATACTAAGCTACCAAGGGAGTTGTTTTTCATAATCATCATCTATGTTATTTAACACATCGTCAAATTCATCTGGTTCTTTTTCATGTAATCTACCTGTTTCTGTATCATACATTAAACTACATGCAAGTCCAGTATCTCCAGTGTATCTAGATTTAAGAACTCTTAATCTAGTTGTATTAGCTTCATCTTTATCTTTAGCTTGTTGATTTCTTTCTAGTGCTATCACACAATCTGATAACTGAGCTATACCTTGAGAACCTTTGAGATGAGATAAAGAAACTTCAATACCTTGTTCATGTCCCTTATCTCCAGCAGCTCGTCTAAGATGAGAGACTAAAAGCATACCTACTCCAGTTTCTTCTACTAGACTTCTAAGCTTGTTCATCAAAGTATCAATACCTCTTCTTTCATCACCTTCTGTTAAAACATTAACAAGCATATGGAGGTGGTCCACAATAACCCATTGACATTCACAACCTACAATAATGTATCTAAGTTTAGCAAAGACATCATCAATATCATTAGCTCCTAAATGAGCATGGATAAATACCCTGTCTTTCTCAATAACTTTGTCAAACATATTTTCTAAATCTTCTTTAGAATAATTTCTGCGTTTTTCATTGAGATAGATTCTGTCATTAGCTTCTATAGAAACAATACCATCAGCAGTTCTTTGCCAGTTCTCCTCCAAAGCAATGATACCTACATTGTCTTTTGTATTCTTGATTATCCAATGTTCTAGCTCTCTAGTAACACTTGATTTACCTAGTCCAGTACCACCAGTAAAGGTCACTAACTCACCCTTACGCAGTCCATATAACTTACTATTAAGACCTTCCCAAGGATAAGGAATACTTGGCTTGACTTCTCTATGTAGCCAATCACCTTTACGACTTGATAGTTCTATAATACCAGAAGGTGTATATTGTTTTGCCTCCCAGAAAGCTTGAGTAAAGGTAGTAAACTTGCCTTGAGCTAACATATCATTAGCATCTTTATAGCCATTCGGTAAAGTCATAATCTTAACTTTGCCCGGCTTAATAATCCTAGCTACTAACTTAGCTGCTTCTTTACCTTGCTTATCATTATCAAAACATAGAACGACATGCTGAAAAGATTCAACAAACTCTATGCTCTCTCTGATATCTTTGACTGCTCCAGAAGCTCCTCGTTTAAGAGATACAACTGGATATTTACCATCGAACATTTGATAGGTAGCCATCGCATCACATTCTCCTTCTGTAATGGTGAGATACTTACCTCCTTTGTTTCTAAATAATTGTTCACCAAACAAACCAGTATTATCAAATGTGCCACTAAAAGAAAATCTTTTATCAGCAACATATCTGGTCTTGGTACCTACGATTTCATCTCCATTGTAGAATGGATAAATGTGTTCTTTGACATCTCCAGAGCTATTAGTAGCACATCTAACTCCAAAGACTTTTGCTGTTTTCTTTGATATCCCCCTATCAGTTAAATCAGCATAGTCACCTGTATAGCTTGAAAGAAAAGTATTATCCTCTACTTGTTCTTTAACTTTTTCAGGTGTTTCGTAATCAGGAAAAAAAGCACCACAACTAAAACACTTAGCTGAACCATCTTCATTTACTGATACTGCATCACTTGAATTACATAAACTACATGGGACATGATACTTTACCCATGTGCTTTTACCTGTTGTCATATATATAAACCCTCGTAAAAAGAGGAGTCCGAAGACTCCCCTAAAATTATGATTATTAAAATAGAAAAAACTTTCTAAGTCTTAGACGATTTAGAAGTAGCAACCTTTGCAGGTTGCTTATCTTCTACCAATGCTTCATCAGTTAACAAAGGTCTAAGTTCCTCTTGTAACTTATCATTGGATTTTTGTAGTGAAATCTGAAACTGATTATTAAAAGCCATCTGACTTACATAAGCTTGAAGTTGCCTTCTAGCTTGTTCATCAGAAACTTTATCAGTGTCATAAGATTTACCATCGAATTGGATAATCATTTAGAACTCCTCATCGGTAAGTAATTCGTCTCCATCACCACCTTTATAAGGTACAAGGTTTACGATTTGCACTGCTTGTAAATCTAAGCCTTTACCTTTTTTCTTATTATACTCCCAGTCATATTCAGAATACTGAACTCTAACTGTAGAGCCATTACCGATAAGAACATCGACATCGTTCTTATCACTGTCAAGAAGTCTAGGTGCTTTCCTCGTCATTCCATTAGGACCATTTACTTTCCTTTTAATGACGATAGCAGGACCTTCTTCCATTTCACGAATGCTATGTCCACGAGCAGCAAAATCTTTTGCTACCTCTTCATCAACAACTAAGTTGATAGTGTACATAGGCTCGAATGTAGTATTAGGCTGTCTAACAGAAGCCCAATACGCAGTACCTTCTACTATCATATTACGATTCCTCCGATTATGAAGTTAATAGAAATGTGGGTTTTAGAGTTCCCCACCCACCGAGGGGACCATTTATTTGGATTGGTTGCGACTAATGGAGATAGACGAGGGTAATATACATCAACCAATGCTCTAGTTATTACCTTGTCCTCGATTTCCATTAGCACAATTTAGTTGATTACTTTGAGAATGTCAAGCACTTAATACTTGATTTATCATTTCATCAACCAACCCAAAGTGTTCTTTATTAAAATATAAAATAATATTACCTTGTTCTGTGTATTGTGTTTTCCAAGTAGGTCTAGTTTTTACTTCTGGAAAAACATCTATCATCATAGTAGTAAATAAATTTACTTGCTCTCTAGTTAAACGATAAGCTACCTGTGGTGAGCTATCCATTTCATCATATTTAAAATCGCCTATATATCCTGTTTTATTCATCAATGTATCTTTCCTTTATCTTTTAAGTTATTTTCTAGGTCTAAATATTCTGTAACATGTTTCTTTAGTTTCCTTAGATTTTCTAAAGAACCACTACCTTCAAATCTTTTACCAGTTTCTTCTTCTACTATTTCTAGCACTTCCTCAACTGCTATCATATCAACCATGTTGTCTAATACTTCTAGCTCAGATTCTCCAAAGTTTTTTAGTTCCTCTTCTTGACCATCAATTATTACCTTTACTAGGTAAGTTTTTATGTTTAGCATAATACATCATCTCCTCATATGTCTCTATCTCCGGACATTGTTTTAACCATTTCATTACAAACTTATCTGTCATAAAAGACAGATTCATTTTACCATTAGCATAGACATGGGTTTGGTCCGGCATTAAAGAACTAATGTTCTCTAAACTAACCTTATCTTGCTCGTTGTCAGGTAGTAAAGTTCTAAACCATTCCAACTGAATTTGTTTTACTTTTCTTCTTAACCTTTTAACTTTCTTGTTGTTCATCTGTATAATCTTTTAACTTCCAAATAACAAAGTCTTTGAAAGCATTTTTGAATGCCTCCATATCCCAACCTCTACGACTGTGATAACAAAATTCATATATCATATTATCATTAACAGCAAATCTATTATTAGTTGCTTTCATTCTTTCCCTGATACAATCAGGTGTTATAGCCCAGATAACGAGAGCTTTATTATCTTCTTCCCACTTAACTAGGCTATCCCAATCTACATCTAATTTTTTTCTCTTAGAATCAAATTTAGTCATAGACTAATCATAACACTTCTTCAAATGCTCTACAAGAATGTTGAAGAATACAATCATAGTTAAATCGTTTACACGAATCTCCATTTAACTCAGTACCTATAAGGTGAGTAGGATGAAGTTCCTCAACAGATACAACCCTTTGACTTTCTTCATATTTCTTACCTGTCGAAGGAAGGTGTTCAACAAGTTTCCTATAAACAAAACTTAATCTTACACCTGTATCTCTATTGTATAAACAATAAGCCATAGCCTTTTGGTCATTACTCATCATCTAACACCTCCACAATATCTGTAACATAAATGCTTCCAACCTCATCAAAAAGTCCTATATCAGAACCCTTGACATCTACTAACAAGACATTTTTAAAGCCTTTACCTTGCTTAATGCTTTCCATAGCAGTAGCACGAGTAGGTGTACCTAATTGATTAGTAATCAACTTAGTACCCTTACGAATATTTTCAAAATTTCTTATCATAATCCCTCCAAATAATTATCATAATAAGTCTCAATCAATGCCCAATTAGCTCGGTATAAATCCCATGAATCATAAATATGTTCATCGTAATTTAACCTCTGCTCATCGCACAGTTCTTGAGATAGTGGATTTTTACAACTCCCACCACACAGTTGTTTGTAAAAGTCATTTAAGAAATTTACAAAGTGATTACGAGCTTTATCATCTTTTACCAACTTGTGATAGAAGGGTGATATTCTCCAATCATATCTCCTCATAAAGTAAATATCCTTCTGAGGTGTTCCAGCTCTTTTTACTTTTGTTGTAGGCACAAACTTTGCACCCCAACCTTTTTTAGGTCTCGGCATTTCCTTCCTCCTCAAAATCATCAGCATTTAATATACATTCCCAGTCACCTCCATTAGAATCAACTTCATCTGTATCACCACCTCCACGACAAAATATATCTTCTGCTTCTTCATAAGAATTAGCCATAACAGTAGTTTCTTCTGTAATTAGTACAGTATTACTAAATATATATTCTTTCTTCTTACTCATTTTTTCTCCTTATTATTAAATGGTTTAAGATTTCTAACATAGTTTATCCTATCGACAACTTGCTCTAAACTCTGGTGAGCTTGAACATCATAAGGTTCACCACCTTCAAATTCTGGCACTGGGAAAAATTTCCCATCAGGACCACGAATAGCAGTCTCAGCAGTAAGACTACATAAGAACAAACCATGATTTTTTCTTCTCAAATCAAGTTTAAATTGATTAGAGCAATAGTTATACTCTCCAAACTGCACAGAAATAGTCCAACCATTTTCAAAGGTTAGTTGAAACCCTTGACCATAATTCCGACCATTCTTTTTAGTATGATTTATCATAAAGCCATACTCTTCATTTTTCTTTCGTCTAGCTAAACCCTCATAAGTATTAGCTTTACGATTGATAACAGAATCAAATACTGATTCTATTCCTTTTTCGTTTTCCATTTTATTTAACCTCCTTAAAATGAATTACAAATCCAGTAGTATCTTTTCGTGCCTTACCTTTAGCACGAAGTCCAACTACAACATTTGTTCCGTCTAAAAATCGCAAGTCATGTTTATCACCATCTATAACTCGCACACCTTTAAATTCTTTGGGTAAGTCATGATTGAACACGACAGCTACATTCATACCCTTGTCTAGTGCAGTATCAAAGTATTCAGCATACTTAGGATTAAAAGCTGAATAACTCCATGTTAAATTATAGTTTGGAATATCAGCTATCTTTCTTGTAGGTATCTTGGTGTAGTCATAGAATTGAACATTAGGAAAGTGTTCAAACAAAGTTTGACCTAGATACTTTTTATACTCCCATTGTATGTCTGAAGTACCATTGAGCCGGACAGCAGGTTTCCTATCATGTCTAGCACAATGTCTAACAAACTTAGAAATATCTTGATACAGTTGCTCAATGAAACTAGGCTCATCATTTAAAAACCAATTAGTCTTTTTAAGACGACCTCTTTGCACAACATTCATACCACCTCGACCAGCAGTATTAAGGCAAGGTGCTTTACACCCAGCTATATCTTGGAATGGACATATCCTCGTATTGATTGGGGACATATACATTATCGCTGTAAGATACTCGGATATCTTATCAGATTTTGCAGTTTTAGTGTTTCTGCCAACATTTAACAACTTATACATATTACCCTCCTAAAAGTTGTTTCTTAAAACTTGTATGCTAATCCAGAGACAATGACATCTTCAGGATTAGAACTAAACCCATAATCTTTCCACCACCCTTTTGGTTTCTTGTAGCTACCTGTTTCTTCCATAGCTTTATAACTAGCATCGTTTCTAGCTATGAATCTCCAATT